CCAATTAGTTGAAAGAATGGCGTATGTATCCGAGCAACTAAAAACGTTTAAAACTAAGGTTTACCGATTGGAGGAAAACGGCAAACTTTTAAGCGTAGACACTAAACCTCAATTATCGATGTATAAGCGGCTTTTAACTAACGAAGGGTTCAACGTAACACAAGTCAACGAGCAATCGTTAGAAAGCCTTATTGACGCTTACAAAGAAGGATTGAAGGTGAACATTGAGGAATTTTACATGAACGACTTTGAACTAGAAATATCGGCATACATTGAGGATTCTGCAATTGAAACAGCGGCAACATTTTTTATCAAGTCGGAACAGTTTATTTTTATACTTGAAAAAATGGGGTTCTTAGTTGATTCAAATGATGGGATTTTTGATGTGAAAAGTGAAACAGAATTCTACGATGCTTCAGAGATTTACGATTTCTACAATTTCACAGAATCACAAAAGTCTATGATTTTAAATTATTATTTATCATATAAAATGTACATCTAATGATTAAGATGAAATATTTACAGCAAGCAGCAAAGGAAACCTATGATTTAGGTGACCTTTGCATTGAATTTGGGCAAGTTAAAACCGTATCGGCTGACTTTGAAAAAGATATATGCTTAACTAGTTTATCAAATTTACTACATAAATACAAAGAAAAAAACGATTACATAATTGCAGACCTTGAAGATATTTTTTACATCGATGCACAAACGTTGAGAAAGGTTTTAAAAACGAGATACGTTGGTAAAAAAATAAGAAACAGAATTTATTCACAATTAGCCGCAAAAGGCGAACTTAATTTAAAATAATGAAAATAGTAACAATAATAAATGACAATGACATTACCCAATCTTTTCACAATCATATTGAAAGAGTAGGTATTGAAAGATTAGGACATATTCATTCAGTTCCACCGCAAGCAATTAAATCACTTGGTATTCTGAATAAATCAGAAATACTTGTTTACGTATCAGAAAAATACGGTAAAAATATACTTATCAAAACAATTTGGAGCAAAGAGAAGACAATAAAAATCTTAAATAAGACATACCCAAAAATAAAATTATGAAAATTAGAATTAAATTAGAAAACGGTGGGAAACTACCAATTTACGGCACGAAGGATAGTGCTGGGTGCGATTTATACGCCAACATTGAAAAAATTATTACTTTGATGCCGCTAGAACGTGTATTAGTGCCTACTGGTGTCTATTTAGAGATTCCTGAGGGGTTCGAAGCTCAAGTCCGTCCACGTTCGGGATTGGCTCTTAAAAAAGGCTTAACGGTTTTAAATTCACCAGGAACGATTGATTCAGATTATCGGGGTGAGGTTGGAGTAATTTTGGTAAACTTATCGAACTACATTCAAACGATAGAACCAAATACAAGAGTCGCACAAATTGTTTTTTCTAAATACGAAAAGGTAGACTTCATTGTATCCAAAAACTTGGATGATACTGAAAGAATCGGAGGATTCGGGAGTACTGGTGAAAAATAGTTTAAAATAAATTTGGAATTACGGAATAAAAAGCCTATATTGTGTTAAATTGCGAGGGCATCCGTAATTAAAGAAAGTAAAAACTAAGATTTTAAAAGGTCAATTTTTAGAGATGCCCCTCTAATTATTGGCTTTTTTTTATTTAAAATTGAAATTAAAATGACAAATTTATCAGAGTCCAATTGTTATGAAATACTAATGAATAGTAACTTTCTACATTTAAGAAATAGATTCCTTTGTAACTCAGGGGACTATTTACTATCTACATTATTAATTGAATTACTAGATAAGTACAACAATCAAAATGATTCTATACCAGGATATGCAAAGACACTTGTATATCATACACGCATTTTACAACATAAAACTAATTGCAATCTAAGTGATTTTTTAAAAACTATCGATAAGTTAGTAGAACGTGATTTAGCAAAAATTGAAATAGGAAACATAAATATAAAATACAACTTGAATTTTAAAAAAATATTTGAATTGTATATCCCCCTTCCTTTTTAAAGTATATATTTACGTTGCATCTTTTTAGGTGCAGCGTTTTTTTAACAAATAAACAATAATAATTATGATAAATGTAAACTGGATTAAAATAAGAACTGAAATGTTTAACGATGAAAAAATTAAACTCATTGAAACCATGCCAGAAGCAGATGGAATTTTAATTATATGGATAAAAATATTGTCATTAGCTGGAAAAATAAATGACGGAGGTTTAATTTATTTAAGTAAAACAATATCTTACAATGAGGAAATGTTGTCAACTTTATTTAATCGGAAAGTTTCAATAATTAGACTAGCACTTGAAACCTTGTCATCTTTTGAAATGATAGAAGTTTTTGAAGGTGGGAAAATTGCTGTTCTAAATTGGGAAAAACATCAAAATATAGATGGATTGGAAAAAATAAGGGAACAAAATAAACTAAGACAACAAAAACACAGAAAAAAACTAAATGAGCGACAAAAAACACAAAAAAAGTTAACAGCAGCAAAGGTTACAGACGATGTAACGTTACCTGTCACGTTACGTAACGGCACAGAGAAGAAAAGAGAAGAAAAGAAAAGAGAAGAAGATATAACTGCCGCTTTAGTTTTTTTGCAAGATAATTATAAAAAGCGAAAAGTAAATATTGATTTAGTGGCAAATAGAACAACAGTAAAAAAGTGCCTTAAAAAATTTACTTTAGATGAAATTAAACGAGGTATCATGCATACAATTTCGGAAAAATTAGGAGTATATATTGAAGGGAAAAGTTTAGAGCGTTATTTAAAAGTTTCAACTATTTTTGCAGTTGAAAATATGGGTAAATATGTTTCTGACTCAGAAGGTGCTGAGGTTTTGACTTCTGATGATTTAGAAAAAATTGTTTTATATGGCGAAAAAGCACTAAACTGTAAATTACATGGCGAATATAGGGATAATGTAAAAAGCAAGGTCGCTGAACTAATACAAACAGGAACTGAAACAAAGAAGAGTTTTTGTGAGTTACTCAGGTATGCTGTTGATGTATCCGATACGTGGAGCGACTGGGAGCACCTTCTAAAAAATTCATCAACTTTAAGAGAAATAATAGACAGAAGGTTTAAAAATTAGGTTTTTAAAAAAAAATATTATATTTTTACATTAAGAAATTGATAAAATTAAAAAACAACAATATGTATTACAACGAATTTAGCAAAATAGGGATAAACTGCCCAATTGGAAACACAGGACAAAAAAAGGTAGTATGTCCAAAATGTACTGAGCGAAAAGGCGAAACAAGGGAAAAGGATTTATCTATTAATTACGAAAATGGTTTATACAATTGCCATGCTGCGAAATGTACGTTTTCTGGTAGTGTAGCGAAATTAAAAAAATACAGTAGACCTAATCCTCAAAATATTAAAAGTTTAGGGAGCAATGCGGTGCAATTATTTGAAGGGCGTGGAATATCACAAAACACATTAAAGCAAGCTGGTGTAACTACTGACCAAAGAGGAAACATAGTTTTTAATTATTACAAAAACGGTGAACTAATAAACACAAAAACTCGTTTTGTTGTGGATGGTAAAAAATCATTTAGGCAACACATAGGAGCGGAAAAGATTTTGTATAATGTGGATTCATTAAAAGGTAAAAAGAAAGCAATTATAGTTGAGGGCGAAATCGATGTTTTAAGCTGGATTGAAGCGGGTTTGAATGATGATATAGGGGTGGTTTCAATAGACCAAGGCGCAGGAACAGTAGGAAGTAAATTAGACGGAAAACTAGAATGTATTAAAAACTGTGCTAAAATCCTAAACGAAATAGAAGACTTTTACTTATGTGTTGATAAAGACGAATGCGGTAAATATTTAGAGGATGAGTTAATTAGAAGGCTAGGACAACAAAGATGCAATATAATAAATTTGCCAAAAGGTAAAAAGGATGCTAACGATATGTTAGATTTATCTAAAAACACTACATCACATGAAATAAATAAAAACGCATTATTGCATTGTTTAGAATATTCTAAACCTGTCCCTATGGATGGTATTCACGATTTGGATGACGAGTTATGGACTTTGATGGAAAAGCAATACAACGAAGGGCGTTCGAAAGGTAAAACCACACATTTTCCAGCAATAGACGAAATATTTAGCTACCTTCCTGGAGATTTGACACTAATAACGGGTATCCCAAATCATGGGAAAAGCCAATGGGCAAGGATGCTAATGGTGATTAAATCTAGTATTGACGGCTGGAAATGGGGTTGCTATGTTCCTGAGGATTTCCCTTTAGATTATTTCTTTGAGGACTTATGTCATATTTATCTAGGAATTACTACCGATTTGACGTACAATAACAGAGCAACACCAGAACAGTTTGCCGAGTCATTATTGTTTGTGAAAGAGCATTTTTTTTGTATATATCCAGAACGAGATAAAAAAACGGGAATTGCACCTTTGCCTACTAACGATTGGATTAACGAAAGGATTAACTTTTTAAAATTAAAGCATGGCATAAATGCAGTTTTAAAAGACCCTTGGAATAAAATAATGCACAACATAGGCAATCAAAGAGAAGACCAATACCTCGCTCAAGAACTGAGCAAAGAAAAGTTTTTCGCATCTCAATTTGATTGTTATTTTATTGTTGCACACCCTTCTAAATTGGTAAAATTAGCAAGTAATGAATATCCATGTCCTAGCGCATACGACTTGAGCGGTGGTTCTATGTGGAACAATATGATGGATAATATCATGGTTGTACACAGACCGACTGCGGAAAATGAACCAGAAAACACCTCGGTAATAATAAAAACCGTAAAAATTAAAAAGAAAAAGGTAGTAGGTAAAACTGGTAAGGTTTCAATGACATTCGACTTTAAAAAAGCTAGGTATTTCCAAGAAATAGACGGCTTTAATCCATTGAGTACGGTTGTAAATATAAACAACAGTCTTAACGATATGCCACGTCAAAATTTAGACGAAATACCATTTTAAAAAATATTAATGAGATTTTATTTTAAAAAGTTTTGTTTTTAATAAAAAAAAGGTTATCTTTGTATTCATGACAAGTGAGAAAGCAAAGCAGATTATCAGAGTATTAGAAAAGTGGATTGAGAACGGTGACAATGGGAAACTTAAAAAATATTCTTTTTCCGAGAAGTTAAAAACGGAAAAGAAAATTAAGGAATTAAAAAAATTTATATAACATTTAAAATTTTAAAAAATGGAAGTACAAGGAAAGCTTTTCAAAAAGATGGATTTAAAGCAAATTACGGACTCTTTTAGAAAACAGGAGTTTGTTTTAGAGATTGTTGATGGTAATTACACCCAGTTGGTTAGTTTCCAAATGACTAACGATAACTGTGATAAGCTTGCAGCTGTAAATGTTGGAAGTGAAATAAAAGTATTGTTTAATCTACGTGGTAGAGCGTGGACTAACCCAGAAGGGGTAGAAAAATATTTCAATAGTTTAGATGCTTGGAAAATCGAAACCGTAGGTAATGCGCAAGCAACCACACCACAACAACAAGGAGTTGCGGAAGTGCAAACAGGTTTAGATGTTTTACCGTTCTAAACTATCCCCCAAAAACCGTTTAAATCCCTATAAACCGTTTTAAAAAAAAAACTGACATTCTTTAATTATTATTTATAACATAAATTTTAAGAAGAAAATTAATTTCAATTTCAAGCTAGGTTTACAGTTTCCTAGCTTTTTTTTTACAATAAAAACAATAAAATGAATATATCTAGTTTAATAAAATTAACCATAATGTGTTTTACGTTTTCGACATTAATATTTTATAATTGCAGTAGTACAAATAGCGTGATTTGTTTTGATACGGAAACAAAGGAAACAGATTACACGCAGTCTGAATTAGACAACGTACAATATAGGCAATTAGTTCAAAAACAAAACACACAAATTAAATCCTTAAAAAAGGAACTTAAAACCGAAAAAGAAAAAGACTTGCACCCGAAACGGTTGTTTGCATTGAGACACAAACAAGCTGCAATGGAAAATGAATATATATATGGCATCCCTCACGAAATTACATTAGGTCAGGCAATCCTAGAAAGCAACGCTGGACGCTCTACATTAGCAATAGAAGGTTATAACTTTTTTGGTATGAAATGCGGTAATAATTATAATGATTGCATTGAGAAAATGACACATGAATATGTTGACGGGAAAAGAATCAATAAAATAGCTAAATTTCGCAAATACGAGAGCGTAGAGCAAGGATTTGAGGCACACGCTGAGTTTCTACAAAAGACAAGATATGCGCACTTAAAGTCGCTTAAATTGGATTACAAAGGTTGGGCGTATGGTTTGAAAGAAGCGGGATACGCAACGGATATAAAATACGATTCAAAATTAATTGACGTTATAGAAAATTATGTAAAATGATAATATGTATATGCGGCGGATTCTTTGAAATTAGTGCTGTTGTTGTGTTGTTGTCAATTTTAGGAATCAAAAGAAAAAAGAATGAATAATATTATGATTTTAATATATTTTGTTATATTTTTGATTTTCAACTGGTGGCTTGATTTTCTGAATGAGGTTTACCGCAATCATAAGAAAAAAGATGAAAAAAACAATAATTGAAAAAGATGGCAAAGTTCTTGCAAATATAGAACTTATAAAAAATGATGAGGGCAAAACGTGGAAGGTTACAAGTTTTCACGATGCCGAAAAAACAACAATTTTAGAACTAATAAAACAATTAAAAAAATGAAGAATTTATTATTATTAATCATTATGACTTTTGCGGCTAATTGTATTGGTCAAAACAACTACCCTCGTTTGAGTGGTGATTATGTTTCGAACTATGACGGTGATACCTTCACTTGTACGGTTTGGGTTGTTTCGGACAAAGACAATTTTACGTTTGAGGAACGAACAATAAAGGTGCGTATTTTGAATGTTGACACTTATGAAATATACAGACATTCACAGACCTCAGTACAAAACCAAAAAGCACAAGATGCAAAAGAATTTACAAGACGATTACTAAGCAAGGGAAAAATTGACATACACCCAAAATATAAAGACCGTTACGGTCGGTTAGTTTGTGAGGTTTACCCATGGAGGTCGCTCGAGTCTATGAGTGAGTTATTGAAGATGGAAGGATTGACAACTGGGCGTTATGAGGATGACAAAATAAAAAAACCTATAATTGGAGTTTTCAAAAAAAAGTAAACTATGAAAAAGTTAATTAAAATCCTTGATTCTACAAGGGCAAAGGATGACAAGATTGTTTTAATATGGATGTGGACTATTTCACAAAAGATTGATAAACAAGAGTTTACAAAACTTATTAATTATATATAACGGTTAGTATAAGAAACGTGGCTTTTTTGCCATGTTATTTATACCGTGTTAGGCTTAGTTTTAATTTAAACAAAACAAAATGAAAGGATATATTTATAGTGAACAAATACCAATGTTTGGACATAAAGATATTATTGGTTATGGTACTGATGATTTTTATGTAAAAGAAATTGACAGAAAAGAAGCAAACAAAACCATAATAAAAAACCATTATAGTAAAAAGGTTTATAATGGTACTTATATTAATTTAGGTGTTTTTATTAAAGGTGAGTTTTTAGGCGTATTACAATATGGTTATGCTATGAACCCAGCAAGTGGGGCGAGCCTTGTAAAAGGTACTGAAATGAACCAATACTTAGAACTTAACCGAATGTGGTTAGATGATAAAGCTGAAAGAAATAGTGAAAGTATGGCTATTGCATACAGTATTAAGTACATAAAAGGTAAAATAAAAACCATAAAATGGATTCAAAGTTTTGCTGATGAAAGATGTGGCGGTTTAGGTATTGTTTACCAAGCGTGTAGCTTTGGTTTTTATGGGGAGCACACGAGTAGTTTTTGGGAGTTAGAAAATATTGTTTACCATAATACAAGTATGACAGTATCTAAAAAAAGCACAAGATATAAAAATAATGTTGGTGGTTGCCAATATTTACAACTGAATAAAGAAAATGCTATTAAGCATGATTTAAGACAATTTAGATACATTAAGTTTTTAGATAAAAGGTGGAAAAGCAAATGTACTAAAGAAGAAAAACCATACTTAAAGCATTATAATAATGATTAGGTAATTAAGCCTAAAACTTTGTTTTAGCAATGACCTTAGCTATATTGTACATAACGCAAAGTTAAACGCAGTTGAGGAACGAAATTGACGATTTAACAATTGTTATTTGGTTTTTTAAAATATAATGTGTACATTTGATTATTATTAACAATTAAAATTTTAAACAATGAAAAAGGAAAAATTAGCAGAGATTTATAGAAAGTACAACCTCGAAAAAGAGGACATTTTCAAACATCAACATTATTTAATCATCACCCGTTCAGGAATTGAGAAGATAATGGGTGTTGAAAATATTAACATTAACTATGAAGTTATCAAGTGCGAACGTGATTTTGTAGTAATTAAAGCGCTAGGTCAAAAGGACAATGTAAAAATCCAAACATTTGGAAGTGCAGTAAAAGGTAAGAGTTTCCGAGATGGTAACACCAATAGCTATTATGTGACAGAAATCGCAGAAAAGCGTGCAATGTCTAGGATAGTGTTAAAGATAACTGGACTATACGAACTAGGTATTTTTGGAGAAGATGAAAGCGAGGACTTTAAAAAACCCCAACAAGTACAAGAAACTGCACCACAACCAACAGCTGAGGTGAAATTAATTTTCAATACTGCGGAGTTTGAGAAAACAAAAAAAGCTATATTGATGTACGTGGAGCAAGGTTTGACGTTTCAGCAGATTAAAGCTAAAATGGATGTGAGATATAGCCAATACACAAATGACGCACTAAAGTTATTAAAAATCTCTACAAAAGAAACAATAATATTATAATGAAATTACCAAAAAATTATTTAAGTTATTCGGCTGTGCGGGCGTTCAATGCAACGTCAACACGCCGACAATGGATACAGCGATATATATTTAAAGAACCCTTTTTTACGTCAAAAGAAATGATATTTGGGCGTAGAGTTTCGGACGCTTTGGAGGAAGAAAACTTCTTCAAGATTGACACCGATATTATGGAGGTTGTTGGACGTGCAAAAGTAAAAGACCCAGCTGAAGTTTGCCTTGTATTGCAACAAAGAGGATTTTACATTATTGGTTATTTGGATGCTTGTAGTGAAGATTACACGCACGTAACAGAGTACAAAACTGGGAAAGCAGAATGGAATCAGGAGAGAGTAGACAACCATTTGCAATTAGATACGTATTCACTTATGATTTACGATGCTTTTGGAATTATTCCGACTAGCGAGTTAATTTGGATGGAAACAAGGGACGCAAACGTAAAAGGGGGTGTTGAGTTTACGGGTAGGATTGAACGATTCAAACGGACTGTAACAAAGCAAGAAATTGAAGATTGTAGGAAAATGTATAACGATGCTGCGGTTGAGATGCAAGAAATTTACAAGTGTCACCTTGAAGGATTTTGTTTCCAGGATGCAAAAAAAGCTAGGGAGAAAATAAAAGAGATACAAAGTTATTTATAACGGACTTAAAAAATAAATAGACAAATGAAATACATGGGAAGTAAAAATAGGATAGCAAAACATTTGTTGCCTATAATGTTAGAAAATAGAAACGGCAAAACTTGGGTTGAACCTTTTGTGGGTGGTGCGAATATGATTGATAAGGTTGAAGGAAAAAGAATTGGAGCAGACTTTAACAAATATTTAATTGATTTTTGGAATGAATTAAAAAACGGATGGCTACCCCCAGAACACGTTACAAAAGAAGAGTATTACAAAATAAAAGACAATAAAGAAAATAATACTAAAATGACTCTTTGGGCTGGTATATGCTGTAGTTATGGTGGTAAATGGTTTGGGGGTTGGATAAATGATTATAAAGAAAATAGAAGGCTTAAAAACGGAAGGTTACCAAACCACCAAAAAGAAAGTAGAAATGGAGTGTTGAAACAATTACCAAAGATACAAGATGTTGAATTTATACATAGTAGTTACCAAGATTTAGAAATACCTGAAAACAGCTTAATTTATTGCGACCCACCGTATGAGGGAACAACAAAATACAAAGATGATTTTAACCACACTGAATTTTGGGAATGGTGCAGAAATAAAACCAAAGAAGGACACCAAGTATTTGTAAGTGAATACAACGCACCAAACGATTTTAAATGTATTAAAGAAGTTTTAACAAATACACAGTTAGGAAACGGAAGTAATACTGGAAATATTAAAAAGACCGACAAGCTTTTTGTGTATTGTGGCTAACACAAGCTATTTGACGGCTCGCTTAGAGTTGTACATATAACGTTTGTTAGGATTAAAAAATAAATATTATGGATAAACAATATAAAAAACTGCTCAAGGACATTCTCGACAATGGAGGGAAAAAATTTAAAATAGAAAGAACAGGTATTTATGGTTTGATTTTTCGTGCAAAATGTACAAAAGAGGGTTTACATGAATGCTTAAAATATATTGATAAAGACGATAATTTTAAAACCCCACTTGAGTTGAATGTAGATGGTGTATTATTTAAGTTGGGTAAAAATGGATTATCAGGGAGAGTTTTTCTTTATAGAAAGGAGGAAAATGAATGGAATATGAAACAATCTAATAGAAGTTTTTTTCCTCAAGAGTTTATCGAAATTAGAATCAGAATTGTAAAGTATCTTTAAGAATTAAAAATACTTTACATCTTAATTTGAAAAAACAACACCAAGTTAGACGTAGTAACTCAGTTATTAACGTCTAGCGTTTTTTTTTAAAAACAAAACTAAAAAAATGGATAAACAATATAAAAACTTATTAAAGGACATTCTCGATAATGGAGGGAAAAAATCTGATAGAACAGGAACAGGAACTTTTTCTGTTTTTGGTCGCTTTATAAGATACGACATGGAAGAAGGTTTTCCTCTTTTGACTACAAAAGAAATGTCTATGAAGTCTGTAATGACAGAGTTAAAGTGGTTTCTGAAAGGGGATACAAATATAAAATACTTACAAGACAATGGATGCAATATTTGGAATGGGGATTACAAGAAGTCAGGAAGAACAGACGGTGAATTAGGTCCTATCTATGGTAAGCAATGGAGAGATTGGGACGGTATTGACCAAATTGCAAATTTAATAAAAGAGTTGAGAAAAAATCGAGATTCACGAAGGCATATGGTATCAGCATGGAATGTTGGAGAGCTTGACCAAATGACACTCCCACCTTGTCATTATGCTTTTCAATGCTATGTTAGCAACAATAGAAAATTATCTTTAATGTGGAATCAGCGTTCCGTAGATACTTTTTTGGGTTTACCCTATAATATTGCATCCTACGGTATGTTATTGTTATTACTTTGCAAAGAAACGGGGTATGAACCTGGCGAATTGATAGGGAGTTTGGGTGATGTACACTTGTATAGTAATCATATCGAGCAAGCAAAATTGCAATTGACAAGAGAACCTTACGACTTACCAACCGTAAAACTATCTAATGTAGATATTTTAAATGGCGAGTTTGATTATGAATTGATAAATTACAAATCACACCCAAAAATTAAAGCACCATTAAGTAATTAATTATGAAATACAAAATAATACTTTTTACGTTTTTAGTTTTTTTATCTAGCTGTTTGAGTGAAAAAATGGCGGTGAAAAAGATTGACCAAATTGCAAAATATTATCCTCATCTTATTAATGAGAAAACAGACACGATTATTGATGTTGTGGAGATAACAAAAGAGGTTTTTATCAAACCAGACACGTCTTTTCTTTTTGAAAAATGGAACGACAAAATAAAGGATTCAGTAACTTACAATGTTATTGATTCAGCTTATAACGTAGAGGTAACACTAGTTCGTGATACGTTTGTGAAAGTATCAGTAAGGACGGAAATAATAGCTGATACGCTTTTAATTTCAGTTATAGACACGATACAAAAAACGATTATACAAAAAGAATATACAACAAAATTAAAAAAGTATATACCTTTTTGGATTTATTTACTTATATTTGTATTGATAGTATTAATTTTCATAATCATAATAAAAGTAAAATGAACTTAAACGAAGATATAAACGAAGATAGATTCAATATAATGATTTTTGTTGCTGGATTTGCAATATTAATCAATATTTTATTTTTTTAACCTTGTAAATATTAGGTTTTTAACTAAAAAAAGGTTATATTGTCTAATAAATAAACTAAAAAAATGACAACAGAAGAAAAAGACCGACAAAAAGTGTTGATAAGAGAAGTGAGCAGGCTAAGAAAAGAAGTTAGCACGCTTAAAAAAATCAACAGGAACCTATTAAAAGAGGTTACTACTTTGAAACTTGATGATGAAGCTGCAAAAACGGCTCAGGACGATTTCCTGAGTGATTTTTATAACGATTAAAAACAATATTATGATACCAATTTTTTGTAAAGAAAAGAGAAAAACAAGGAAACTACTTGGGAAAAAATACAAAATATGTGAGTTTGTCGGGGATGGTGTTAACTATTACCCTTTTATTCGCCACGTAAACGACTTACCTCTTTTGTGCATCAAAGTAACTTTTGAGGATTTCGAAAAGTCCTACATTAATCAATTATTAATCAGTTCTGGATTGCAACCGCTTTATTCTGATTTGATGAATGTTAAGAGTGAAGAAGATTTCACGTTTATGGAAAGCATGAGCGAACTAGAAGCACTTGAGTTTAAGCTTGGTATTGCAGAAGAAAACCAACAGTTCGAGTTAGCGGCTGAATTGCGTGATAAAATTAAAAAAATCAAGGACAATGAAGGAAAGTAAACAAATAGGCGGAAATCATTATAAGTCTTTAGCAATAGAACCGATTCGGTATATTGTAGAGAATGAAATGGATTTTTGCGAAGGAAACGTAATAAAATACGTTAGTCGATACAAAGAGAAAAATGGTATCGAGGATTTAAAAAAAGCAAAGCATTATTTACAAATTTTAATAAACAAAGAAAAAATAAAATAAAATGAGATATTTAATAATTCTATTATTGTTTTTTAGTTCCTGTTTGCCCTCTAGGCATACAATTAATTCTAACCCTAGTCATTTATTGCTAGATGAAACAACAACTTTGACCTTACATAATAAAAGTGATAAGCCTATTAATTTCTATATTGTCAACGTTGAGGAACGATTTGGAGAAATAACAGTCCAAGTTAGCCCGAAAGATAAAACAACATTAAAAAACTTTATTTGTGGGCGTTACGATGTGAGCGTAGAGGGTCAAACAATACATAACAACCTAATTAGACCACGTTTTAAAAATAAATATACTTATGAAAAAGGAAGAAAATAAGGACTGTATAAAAGGAAAAAATTGCACTGCGCCCTTTTGCCTTTGCTACATTAATGAAAAAAACATACCAAAATTAAAGAAAAATGAGAGAAGAAACGAGAAGGAAATATGAGTTAGTAATAGATGGGTACTTGAGTAACTTAACAATGGCAAAGGCTTATATGCTAGTTTACCCCAATTCCTCACTGGCAACCGCTCGCATTGAAGGTTGGAAAGTAATCCATAACGAGAAAATGTCTGACTATATCGAGCAGCGAAAGGCGGAAATACGTGACGAGATGGAGCGAAAGCATGGAGTCACTAGGTATTCGTTAATTGATGACCAACTAAAGAAGAAGAAAGCGTTGGACGTTGTGTTTGAGTTGGCGCAAAAGGAAGTACTAAGCGAAAAAGAAGAGGACTTATTAAAGCGTATGTCTTCAGTAATAAGAACAGCAGATGTGAACAAGGCGGATGAAATATTGATAAAAATGCTGGGTTTATTTGAGCCAGAGAAAGTCGATGTTACAACGGATGGCGAAGAATTGAAAAATGTATTTATGATAGGAGGCAAGGAAGTCAAGTTCTAAAAACAAAAAAATATGATATCAGAAGTAAAAGTAGTTCCTGGGTATGAAGATTACGAATGCGATATTTTCGGCAATGTGTATTCATTAAATTATAATAAGACTGGGGAACGCAGGAAATTGAAACCCGTTATTACTATGTATGGTTATTT